ATGCGAGCGCGGATCGTTGCCGTACGTGATCGGAAGCGCGCACCACGCAGACATCGCCGCGCGGTCACGGTCGCGCTGGTCTAGTTCCTGCGGCGGCCGGTCAACTTTGTTAAACCCGCACTCGCGCTCAATCTGCTGAATCCGCCGCGCGTGCAACATGCGCTCGATGCGGGCTTTCATTGCGTCCGCGCGCTTTTGCACGCTGGCCGCCGAAACGCCCAGCAAGCGGCTAACTTGCGTTGGGCTCGCGCCGCGTTTTAGCGCCGCATCAATGGCGATATCGAGGCTCATGGGCGGCCTGCCAGTCCGCAGAAGCCGTTATTCGTCACCTCACCGAACATGCGTTCGGCTAGTCGCCAAGCCATGCAATCTGATCCACAACATTTAAAATCGGTAGCTCTCATGTCTGCGCGACCAAGTGCCCCAAAGGTTTGGGGGCAAAACTTGTCTCTGGCTTCTTCTTCAGTCACTTCATCCCCTCCAGTTTCTTGCTCAGGTCGCGGGCGCGCTGCAATAGCCTGCTAGCGCGGGTTTCGATGCGCGCAGCGTCCAGTGCCAGCGCGTCAAGCCGTGCGGCGAAGGTCACGACAGCCACGACGCGATACCGCCGCCCGCAAGCATCCCAGCGCAAAACGCGGCCAGCAGCAGGACCGCGCCGCCCGCGTTAATGTCCACGCTGAAGGGGTCTAGGTCGTCCATTAGACGGCCCTCCGCTTCGCTTTGGTCGGCGCCTCGGGATCAAACGCAATGCCGCGCGAGGCGGCCTCACGTATCGCCCGCAAGTGCAAGCGCGCCGGCATCGCATTGGCCGCTTTCCAGTTGGAAACGGCGGGCGGCGTGACGCGGAAAATGCGGGCCGCCGCGAAGGTTCCGCCAAGGTCGTCGATGAAGTCGGATACGGTCATAACGGAGACTGTAATACACAGGAGTTGAACCGTCAAGGCCCCTGAATAGAAAAATTGACCGCCTCGCGCGTTTGGAACGAAAAGCAATAAAATTACCCAAAAAAGTTAGCCGCGCCCTCTTTTTGCGCATTGACAGTTCAATTCCCATGAACTACATTCTCCCCCATGCCGCGCGGTGCGGCGGGGAGAGGGATATGAGCCAGGAAATTTATCAAGTCGTCGCGGTCAAGATGACCCCGACGCACCAATTCAAGTTGCGCTGTGCGGGCGCGGCCTGGATTGCTGAAAAGCAACCTATCAACAAGGCCACCGGAAAGCCCTGGCAAGCGCGGCGCGTCATTCATCGTGGCGAGAACGGGCTCAAGGCGCTCCGCGAATTTAACCTAGCGGTGAAAGCCTCCAAAGCGGAGGCCCACCAATGAGCCAGGAAATCAGCGGGCACACCAAGGGGCCATGGAAGGTCACCAATGCGATCATCGGCATTGCCGAGCCGGTTATACATCCGAGCTCGGTTGTGGCGCCGCCCGCTGGATCAGTGGACCCGATTTGCTCTTTTGATTGGATGAGCAATCGCCCCGTTGCCGAACAGCAAGCCAACGCCCGCCTGATCGCAGCCGCGCCCGCCCTTCTCGCGGCGTTGCGTGAATTGACAATCGCCGCTGAGGCGTCGGGTTGGGATGTGGACGCGGACAACGCGCCGATCCTTAACGCTGCCCGCGCCGCCATCGCCAAGGCGCGCGCCTGATGCCCCGCCTCTCCCTCTCCGGCGAAACCTATCTCGACGTGTCCGACGCCTGCCGCGTGCGCGTCGAGTGGACGGCCGAGGTTGACGTGTACAGCCACCGCGACGAGTGCGGGCCGGGCGCGGAAACGTGGTCGCTGCAAATGCGCGCCGTGCTGGAGGACGAGACCAGCGACGCGGCTATCAATCTCGACGACGACGCCATGCGCGCGTTCGGCCTAGACGTGCGCGCTCGCGAGGCCGTCAACGCGGCGATCAACCGCGCGACGCAAGATGAAATGGAGGGTGTGTGATGGGGATCAAGCTGGAAGTGGGCAAGCGGTATCGGGACGGTTACGGAAAACCCCGCGCTATCGTGATGCGATTTAGTGCGAGCGTTTACATGGCGCACGATGGCGCAAAATACAGCGACACCGGCAAGCGCCTCGTCGAATACGAATACGATTCGCGCTTTGATCTCATCGCCCTAGCGCCGGACGAGGCGCCGGAGCCGCAGCCCGACGAACTCGCCGCCCTTCGTGCCCGCGTCGCGGAGTTGGAGCAGGAAATCGTCGCGCACGATCACACCATCGCCGAAATTGGCGAGCGTGCCGCCACCCTCCGCGCTCGGTTAACCGAGGCCGAGGAATCCGCCGATCTGCATTTTTGCCGCGCCGAACGTGCCGAGGCCGAAAACGCGCGGCTGCGGGAGGCGTTGCAATTTGCCGTCAACCAGATGCGAACGGTGCGCGACGGCAAGACCGGCGGCATCCCGAACGACATTATCGCCCTTCTGCCCGAAGCCATCGAAATGGCCGACATCGCCCTGGCCAAGCTGCGGGGGACGAAATGACCACCATCTCCGCCCTGCAATCCAAATTGGAGGCGAAATGACCCCCCGCATCGAAATGGCACGCGACTATTTCTGCGCGCAAAAAGCCGTGTCCATGGCCCGGCGCGGCGAGATCGCAATCGACGGTGACGATATTGCGGAAATCCTCGGGCTGCACAACGCGCTGATGGCGACGAATTCACCGGCGCTACGCAAGGCGGCGATGCGGTTGCCGGTCGTCGTCGCGACGCCGGGAGGTGCGCGGTGAAAGTGTGTGTGTTGATTGTGTGCGAACTTCTGTCCGGCGGTCTCCCGCGCGAATGCGACCGCGCGATTCCGCCGACAATCGTAGAGGTTCCGCAAATCACGACGTACCGCGAATGCGTCGAGGCAGCGCGGCGCGTTTGGCGCGGCGAGGTTCCGCTACCGGCGGGGCTGCGCTTGACGCGCATCGACATGATGCCGCCGGAACCCACACAGGAGGCGACGAAGTGATTACGATTCACCGCGACCTTATCCAAGGTTCCGATGAATGGCTGGCCGCGCGGTGCGGGCTGCTTACGGCGTCGGAAATGGGCTTGATTCTCACGCCGACGCTTAAGGTCGCGAACAACGACAAGAGCCGCGCGCATCTGTGGGAATTGCTGGCCCAGCGCATTACGCAATATGTCGAGCCGCATTACATCGGCGACGACATGATGCGCGGCTACGAGGACGAGGCAATTGCGCGCGAGATTTATGCCGAGAAATACGCGCCCGTTGAGGAAGTCGGCTTCGTCACGAATGACCGATGGGGCTACACGCTCGGTTGCTCGCCGGATGGGCTTGTCGGCGAGGGCGGGCTGATTGAGGTCAAATCGCGTCGCCAGAAATACCAAGTCCAAACGCTGCTGGAAAACGTCGGCGCCAATACCGTGCCCGAGGATTACGCGCTCCAAGTGCAGACCGCCCTACTCGTGACCGAGCGGAAATGGTGCGATTTCATCAGCTACAGCGGCGGCCTTCCAATGGCGACAATCCGCATTGAGCCGGACCCCGTGATGCAGGAAGCGATTCTCAAGGCCGCGTCGGCTTTCGAGGAAAAGCTTTCCGAGAAACTTGCCGAATACCGACTTCTTGAAAAATCAGGCGCGCGGCTGTTGCCGACGAAGCGCCGCGAACCCGTGCAGGAGATCAACGTATGAGCAAATCTCCAAACCTCGCCACTTTACGCCTTCTCCTGAATTACAACCCGGAAACCGGAACGTTTCTGTGGAATCAGCGAAACAGAAATTTGACCGGGAAAATCGCGGGCGGCGTTGATCAAATTCATGGATACAGGCGCATCCGCATTAATGGCCGAATGGTTTTGGCGCATCAAATCGCCATCGCCCTAACAACCGGAGAGTGGCCGAAAGGGCAAGTGGATCACATCAACGGCATCCGTGACGACAACCGCGCTTGCAATCTTCGCGTTGTATCAAAAGGCGAAAACCTCAGGAACAAGCGCATCTATCAGAACAACAAAACGGAACGCGTTGGCGTCCATTGGCACAAGCAGCACCGTAAATGGTGCGCGTCCATCCAAAAGGACGGCCGCCGCGTAACATTGGGCGTTTTTCACGATTTTGCCAAAGCGGTCGCGGCGCGGGCGGCTGCTGAAATCAGCCTTGGCTTTCATCAGAATCACGGAAGGAAACAATAATGGTTGATATGGTCTCCACCACCGCACCGAATAGTTCGCAGCTCAACGCCGATGATTTAATCGGCGGCCCGCGCACGATCGAGATTGCGAAAGTGATGCTTTCGGGCTCGGCAGAACAGCCGGTTGCCGTCCATTTCAAGGGCGACGGCGGTAAGCCTTACAAACCCTGCAAGTCGATGCGCCGCGTCATGGTGCGCGTGTGGGGCGGCGACGGCAACGCCTATGTCGGGCGCCGGATGACGATATATCGCGACGATAGCGTTACCTGGGGCGGCCAAGCGGTCGGCGGCATTCGCATCAGTCACATGAGTGGCCTTAAGCAGCCGGTCACGATGGCTCTGACGGCGACGCAAAAGCAGCGCAAGCCGTACCGCGTCGAACCGCTCGCCGACGCGCAAGCCGACAACGGGCTTGCCGAATTGCGGGCACGCGCGCGGCCGATTTACGCGGAACTCAAGAAGGCCGCCGCGAAATCCGACGATGACGCGCAAGATTTGGCGCTGCGTCCCGACGTTGACGACTTGTTACAGGAGCTTTCCGAACGCGACCCCGAGACGTACGCCGCGTTTCAGAAGCTAATCCCCGCCGCTGAGGCGGCAGAAGATTCGGGCCGTGCTGGCGATCTCTCCCCGCCAGACCCCACCCCCGAGGCGACGCGCGAAGGCACGGACAGCGCCGCCAACCCTCTGCCCGAATGGCCCCCGCAGCCGACGTACGTCGCCGTCAAGGCTGCGGCCGATACGATCACCGATACCGAGGTGTTACGCGCGTGGGCACTGGCGAATGAGGCGAACATCGCCAAGCTCTCGAAGATCCCGCAAGTCAACGCGCGCAACGCGATCAGCGACCGCCGCGCGGAATTGGAGGAAGTGAAATGACCACCGACAAGCTGAGCGCGGCCCACGAAGCGCAGATTTTGCGGCTCATTGCCGATGCCGCGAGGGGATTTCCATACGACCGGTTTTCTGCGGCTTTGACCGACGAAGCCGCGCGCCGCGAGGGGGTGGAGAACGCGCCGAAATGCCCGCAATGCTCAGCGGCAGGGTATTGCACGGGCAAGTGCAATCTCATCCCCGCGCCCCCGGCCGACGAGCGGGCGCAGTTGGAGCGCGAGCGGGATGACGCCGTAAATATCGGCCATGCGTTCGCACGCGACGCAGAGTCGGCGACCGCCCGCGCCGAAGCGGCCGAGGCGCGCATCGCGGAGTTGGAGCGCGAGCGGGATGCGGCGCGCTCACGCGCGGACCGGCGTTTCGAGGAGTACGTCAAGCAGGGCGAAGAACTACGCGCCGCCAACGCCCGCGCCGAAGCGGCCGAGGCGCGCGAGAGGGGGTTGCGGGAGGCGGCGAAGGCGTATCGGCAATCGGAGCAAGACTACGTTTTCATGGCCGAGCGACCGGACGAGGAATATGTACCGGCCGATGTTCATCTCGCCAGGATGCACATGCACCGAGCGGCTGGGGCATTGGACGCCGCCCTCGCGCAGAAGGAGCCGAGCAATGGGTAAGCGCAGGACGCTGCGGGAGCGGGCAACCGATTGGGTTGAAACGGTTACACCGCATGAAATGGCGAGCGCGGAGAGTTTTGCAATCGCCGCTTACGAAGCAGGCGCCCGCTCCACCCGCATCAGCGCGGCACAGCGGCGCGTGGTCGAGGCGGCGGTGGCGATGGTCGGGGCGGCCGTGGTTTGGCGGACTAACGTTGTGTCTATCAAATCGCCGTACGGGCGCTTGATTAATGCCGTGGACGCCCTCGAACGCGCGAAGGGAGACCGCAAATGACCAGCGATGAGGCTGTGAAGCTGGTCCAGCGCGTCGTTGCAGAAGCGGCTATGCTCGCAGACGGCACGACTGCTGGGGTAGGAGAACTCGAAGAAGCCCGCGAAGCCCTGATCGCCGCCCTCACCGCCCCGGCGGCGGGGGAGGATGTGGAGTTGGTCCACGCGCTTGAGGAGGCCGTAAAAAGCGACCTTTTAGGCGGCACGACTGCTAGGCCCGCGCTTACGCAAACAGCCCGCGACGCCCTCTTATCCCGCCTCCGCGCCGTGCCGCGGGGGTGGCGCGATATCGAGACGGCGCCGAAGGATGGGACGCGATTCCTTGGGTACTGCCGCCTAAATTACTGGGTGTATTCCGGCAAGGATCAAGTGC